TCTTTGGGTTGTTCCTTTAATTTGGATTTTTGTTTCCCTATAATATAGGGCTTTTCATTACATTATTATTTTACTGCCCACCCAATAATGCTTGAATTATTTCGGGGGGAAGACTTTGAATACTACCGGGTAGGGCGCCACTTGCTCCAGGTTGTTCACCTGGACCCTGTATTGGACCACCGGCTTCTGTTAAAAGTCCTGGTGGTATCTCGGTTGGCATTGGTGGAGGAGCCACATCCATTGCCATTTCTGGTGGCATACTGCCCATATCTGGTGACATTGGCTGCTCTGGGGCTGGTGGTTGCTGTAAGAATGAGCCTGGGTCTTTGACACCAAAGCCTTGCTGTAGCACATATTCAGCCAATCTGGGCAGGTTGACCAGGCCTGCTTGTGCGAATGGCTGCATTGCTGCGACCATCTGTAGGGCCATGTCTCTGCGGAAAGCTTCGTTTCTTGGGGCAGTAGACCCTGCTTCAACCGTAAAATCAAACTCACCGCTAATGTAATCTTTATCAAAACTAAGCCATACGGGTGCAGATTCCGTGCCGATGATTCTTACCGTCTGCTCACCAGTCATGAACTGTTGTGCCAACATTATAAGATTAGAAGCACATTGTGCTATACCGTTTTCAATTGCAACCAGCTTTTCTGCAACCCTGGCATTGCCAGCCTCGGCAATGATTGCAGCCTCACGGGCGGTGCGGGTGGTTTCTGGAATGGCACCACGCTGATACTCGGACACACCAGACACTCTGTCAATATCATTTTGAATTAATGATGATTGATTGTAAAATTCTGGTGGGTTGATTAGTGCCGGCATCGGCACCACCACGTTGTTTAAGTTCTCACCAGACTTGACTGGAACGATGACGTTGTCCTCGTCTGATGCCAGGGCTTGGCGACCATCGTCGTCGAATGCCGATTCCTGGAACAGCCATTTGCGGCTGTAACGTTTTCTGTGCAACATCATCTGCGTGCGGGTTTCGTTCAATTCGTACTGCAACGGCTCGATTGCCTCTAGTTCACCCATCGGGTAAAAGAAACCTGGAATCTCGTAGTTGCGCAACATGTAGAACGGGTGACCGAATTCATACGGCATCTTGATTGGCTTGATTAAAAACTTCTCTCCGCCTGAATCAGAGAACACCGACAGCTCACCGCTTTCAATGTTGTAATATTCATAGATGTCACAGTATGCCTCCTCCGGGTTGGAGTTGGCGTCCACCATGTAACCTCTGTCCATGTTTGCATATTTTTGATATGATGACGGACCTAAATCTTTTCTTGCGGCGGCATCGTAACGCTTGTCAATCTTGGCATCCTTCAACGGACGGCGGGTGCGCTGCACTATCCAGCGTACGTCTTCCATGCATTGTGCGTCTGGGTCGACGTACATGTCGAACGGGTCGACTCTTTCTAGGAACGGTCTGTCTTCTCTGATGATTGTGTAGGATTCGACGTCGTCAGCAGGTTTGCCATCAGCTGCTTCATCAGCAGAATATTCGACTTCATCAAGTTTGGACTCCTCAACAAAGCGATACCCAGTTTTAATCCAGCCATACCCAAGTATAAGGTAGTCTTTAACGGCGCGTTGAAACTCTTTTTGGCATCCATAGTGTTGCCACCAATAGTTGATGATTGATTCCGTTAGTATTGCTTTTTCTGCGTCTTCTGGCCTGCGTGGATTGACGTTGATTTTTGGGCGACCAATCGAAACGGCGGGCGCCAAAGTGTTGATGGTAGAAAAAGAAATGTTGACCAAAAGCCTGTCGCCAGTAACATAACCACGATAGTGGCGACCACGATACAGGTTGATTAATCTCTGCCAAAGTTGGTCGTAATACTCGTTAGCGCGCCACTGTTTGGCGTAGTCAACATGTTTTCTATAAATAGATAATTTATCTGCGTTGCTTTGTCTTGCCATTTAACAATCCCATTTTCTTAAGGCCAAAGCCTTACGAGTGGGCCTACCCTTTTTGTCTTTCATCGGACCGGGCATGCCGCCCATGCGCGCACAGAATGACTTCCTTCTTGCGGCGGCTTTTGGTGACTTCTTTGCCTGCTTAGCGGACACTGGTGGCTTAAGTGTTCCGCCAGTCTGAGCTTTGTACGATGCACGTCCCTTGGCGTTGAGTCCGCCCTTGGGGTTCTTTCCTTCTTTGCGTTGCCATGCGGCGGTCTTAGCCATTATTTTTTCTTTCTGCGAGTAACAACAATCTTGCCGTTTTTTTCTGTTACTTTCATTCCGGCACGTTCTGTCTGTGCTTTTAGTTGACGATATTTTTGTGCAACAGTAAGTTTTTTAACAACCATTACTTTTTGCCCTTCTTTTTTGCTGCGCCTTTTGGTACACAATTTGGCACCATCTTTTTGCCTTTGTATTTCATGCCTTTTTGCACATAACCATCCCAACAAGGACCTTGCTTAGCCATTATCTATAGCCTTTTGTCTTCTGTGCAATCCTCTTGGGTTGTTTGACGAACTGTTTGCCAGCCCTGTTTCCTTTTGCTTTTGCCCTGTTGGTTGCGGCTTTTTCTGCCGGCGACAATGCATTCCAAGCAGCATCGGGCAGATAACGCTTCTTGCCCTTGGATGGTTTACCGTCGGATGTGCGCCACTTCTGGTCACCCCAACGCTTCAATGATTCCTGCGACTTGGCTCTAGCCACGATAGCCGCCACCCTTTTTCTTGTATTCGTTGGCAAGCAGTTGTGCTTTGCGTGCCGACCATTCGCCTGGGTCGCCACCTTTTGTGCCGGCTTTTATCTTGTTGAACAAAGCCTTGCGCATACCAGGCTTGGTGTAATTGCCTGCCTGGTTTACCTTTGATTTACTTTTTTTTGCTTTTGCCATTTTTCTTCCTTACGACGCCGGCTGGTCGACAGAAACTGCTGCTGTCATTGTAACTTCACCGGAAGTATATGCGTTCATTATTAGTTTAAAATATGGTCTACAAAAAACGCCGCAAGATAATATGTTGCTAAACGTTGCTCCTGAGGTAGTATATGTTGGACCAAAAGTGCCAGTTCCTGCGCTAACAGAAAGGTTTACCCAGTTAGTTCCATCTATACTTTGTTGGGTCTGAATCTGCCAAGTTGATACAACTGAAGTAAATAATTGTACATAAAGTGTATTGCAATCGCTTATGTTTAAGTCAATATAACCAGGACCAAAAACAATTTCTTGATTTAATCCATCCAATGTTATTGGAGTAAGATATGATTTTATGATTGCCATGAGTTATTTCCCCTTTTTCTTTGGCTTTTTTCTTAACGCTTTTAAGTCGGCGCCGGTAATCTTGTCACGCGGTTCTGCAACGGCGGCAAGCTTCTTTTGTTTTGGTGAATATTTTGAATATGGCATGTTATGCTCCTTTTATTTGTCTATTCTGTTTACGTAACCGTTAATCAATATGACGTTTGCAGTCGCAGCAAATGCTCTAACAACTAATCCGTTTTGAAGAAGCAGTCCTGGAGCTACAAGCATGTATCCGTCTTCGGCTGGTACCGTAACTTCAATGTTGCCGTCAGGTGCGGTTGCTTCGCCCCACTCAATCGTCAATTTCACCGTTGACGACGAACTATTTACAGCATACAACCAAATCTCATCAAGGTCAGTTGTTCCAGAGATGGCTGTATGAATTAATGTACCAGCTGTTGCTGTTGCAGCTACCTTAATTTGTTTGCCTTGTGTTGAACCTGACAATAGTTCTTTTGAATATGTTGCCATTATTTTTTCTTTCTTTTTTTGGTTGACACTTTAGGTGTCTTTATCTTAGGATATTTTTTTATCTTAGGATATTCTATCTTAGGAGCGTTCTTTATTTTCATTCTTTTTCCTTCTCCTTATTAAATGCCACTCTATGTGGTTGTCTAATTTTTCGTCTACTTTGTCGACTTTGTTTGCTACTTTGTGCAACAAATCGCGTGCTTCTGCGTGTTGGGCTGTATTCTCTTCTCTTAATTTTTGGACTACAACCACCAGGGGTCCACCAATTATAGCAACGGCGATAGGCACAATCCATTCCATATTAAATTAATTCTTTCCTAGTGGAGATTTTTTCAACGCCTGGCATTGATTCATACATCTTTTGAGTCTCCCTAATGGTGGAGTTGTTCCATGCCTTTTGCCCGTATTCGACAGCTCTAAAACCAAACCTGATGCCTTTGACATGACATTTGAAGCAAATGCCGCGCTTACGGTCGTTTTCTGTCTTTAATTCAGTTTTACAGGGGGTGCATTGCATAAATACTCTCCTAATACTAAGGCAAAGTTATTACATTTTATCACTATACCAATTGAATTCTCCAATATAGTAGCGTTCTTTTTTCTTGGGCGACTTAGGCATTTTAGAGGCAAAGTAATTCAACGTGCCAAATGCGGCATCGGTCTTGGCTTTGTATTCTGGCAACCACACATATTTTAACATTTGATTAGCTATGGCCAGGCTCATGACACGGTCGTCATGGGGTGAGCCGTGCGTCTGGCCGTTGTCATCTCTCACAAAAGTCTTAAGTTCGGCTACCGTTAGGTCACATCTTAAAATAACTACGCCATCTCTGAATCCGGCATTTAATTCATCCAGGGCCAATGGTTTTGTTAAGGTTGTTGTTCGCCAACCCAAGGTTTCTGAAATCTCTGGATTACGTTGATTTAATCTACGCTGACGATAAATATTAATATAACCAGCTTTGTTTAAAGCGGTTAGTGTGGTTAAACCGTGGTTGTTAGATTCTACGCCAATCAAAGCTTCGTTATAAAAATAGCCTAGGGCATACAATATTTCTTCACCAAATTTATCTGGGTCCACGTGCCCATGCCAGTGTGCTACGACCACGCCTGACTTGGCGTCGATTACGTGTGCCGAAGAATAGTCGCCTCTGGCCAAGCCCTCGGCAACGTCGGCTCCAATCACGTATCTGGCACCTGCTTGCGGCATTGCCCATACCGACAGCGGTCCGCCATCTGGGTCGAACATGTATGAGTTTCTTAAATCTGAAAGTTTTTTGTTGCGGCCTTTTTTGGGTGCCGACGTCTCTAGTCTCGCCAACGAATCCAGGTCAAAAACTGGCCTTCCAGAACGTATGAACGCTTCTTCTGGGTTTGAGGGGTACTCTTGGTGTAGCTGCCAAATCGGTAGCTCTGCTGCCTGTGCATCGTACCAGGCTTGGTTTCTATCCCCGTTAGCAGACCACGGGAAAAATATTCCTTTAAACCTATTTGTTCCATTTTGCGACCCCGTCCATAAATTGAAGAATATGTTGCCCTCTCCTTTTGCGGTGGACAAACAGATTACTCTACCACCCACGTCGGCAATTGGTTCGATGGATGCCCAAGCTTCTTCTGGGTTGGGCAAGAATGCCATTTCGTCAATGATGGCCAGATACACCGATTCACCTCTGGCTGGCTCGTTTGCCGATGGTAGCGACTCGATGACTGAATCATTGTTGAACGTCATCTTTAGTACGTTGTTTTGTATTAGCTCTGGGCCAGACAATCTCAACCAGTCCGGCAAAAACTTGTAGATATATTTAGCTTTGGCCAGTAGTTTGGTTGCTTCTCTTTCGGTCTTTGACAACATAACGATGAAACGGTCGGGCCAAAAGAAAGATAACCAAAAAGAGTATGCCGCTGCGAGAGTGGAGAATCCTATCTGACGTGATTTTAATACTATTGAGTATCTGTTTTCTATCCATGCTTCTACTGCTTGTTTTTGTGCGGGTCTTAGATTTAGTTGTATGCGGCCTTTGTTCGGGTGTTTGATGTAAACGTAGTTGGCGCAAAAGAAGTCGAATGCTTCCGCCAGTTCTTTTGTCGTAGCATCTTCTTTGCCACGGCATTTGCGAAAGTTGTATTCGTTAACTAATTCTTCTAATTGCACTAGTTTATTTCAATCCAGGATAAGGTTTCTTCATTCCAATTATATATTTTTCCATCAGTCGGATATGGCACTGGTGGTTCCCATCTGCAAGTTTCCTCGTTTAAAACGTGAGAAACGTATGGTTTTGGTGGAATAAACGCATCTTTTTGTTCGTCATACTTATAATCCAATCCTGCATAGTTTTTTCTTATTCTTGAATTATATGATGTTTGTTTCCAACGGCCACCTAAAAGATTGTGACAAAACAGCGCGCCTATTACTTCGTTTTCGTTTCCGTCTTGGTCCTTGCATTCATTATTGTGTATTACGATAACACGAAGAACAATATTATTTTCGTCTAATTCTGCAAAGTGTGCCATATCAAAAGGTTATAGTTCCTGATGAATTAAATGTATAAATAAATTTTCCTCCGCTTTCAGAAAAAGTTGGAGAACCAGTTGTTGCTGTAGCTGCTCTATTTGAGTTTGGATAAGATATTATAATAACACCTGAGCCGCCTGCGCCGCCGGCTCCACCACCTGCACCGCCACCGCCGCCATGATTTGCTGTACCTGGACTTCCTCCCGTTGGATAATCTGTCCAACCTGGACCGCCACCGCCTGTGCCTCCAGCGCCTGATGGTCCGAACACACCACCGCCGCCGCCGCCTCCAGCGTATGTAACCGATGAACCAGTAATACTGTTTGCTGTACCGTTACCACCAGCTCCACCAGTATAGTTCGGTGGAGTTACGAGAACTGCAGCATTACCAGTTGCACTGGCACCACCACCACCACCACCTGCTGCATTTCCTCCACCAACAAAACCATTTCCACCTGAATTACCTTGCGATGGAGAAGTGCTTGGAGTATTGCCTGCTGCAGCTATATGTCTGTTTGGAGGACTGGTTTCTGCACCTGCTCCACCTGCGCCTGAGCCACCAGTTGCAGGTGTTAATCCACCGTCACGAGAAGCCGCACCACCACCACCCGCAGAAGTTCTGGTAGTAAATCCAGTACCTGTTATTTCGCTATTATTTCCTGAAGTGCCACGTGCGCTGCCGCTTACACTGCCTGCTCCTCCTGCGCCAATTGTTACGGTTAATGCGCCTGTTGTAACAACAGTATACGCAGCGTCGGTTCTGTATCCGCCAGCTCCGCCACCACCACCTCCGTTAGCTCCGGCACCTCCTCCGCCACCTACAATTAAGTATTCAACAGTTGTTGGAGCTGGTTTTGGTGCTCCTCCAGGTATCCAGTTTTTAACCATTGCACTGGTATTATTTGCTTTACCTAATCTTACTCTTGGACTAAACCTTCTCATTATTAACCTCCGAACACATCCATGCCAACGATGGTGTTCATGTTTTCTATATCAACTGTGCCCGTGGGTCCAGTGGCTCCTGTTGCTCCTGTAGCGCCAGTTGCACCAGTAGGGCCTGTTGCTCCAGTAGCGCCAGTTGGACCAGTTGCTCCTGCTGCTCCTGCTGCGCCAGTTGCACCTGTAGGGCCAGTCGGTCCTGTGGCTCCAGCAGCACCAGTTGCGCCAGCAGGACCGGTTGCGCCAGTGGCACCAGTTGGACCAGTTGCTCCTGCTGCTCCTGCTGCGCCAGTTGCGCCGGTTGAACCAGTCGGACCTGTAGGTCCAGTAACTGTAGATGCAGCACCTGTGGGACCAGTTGGGCCCGTGTCACCTGTAGCCCCAGTTGCTCCAGTCGGTCCCGTTACTGTAGAAGCTGCACCCGTAGCGCCCGTAGGACCAGTTGCTCCTGCTGCTCCTGCTGCGCCAGTGGCACCTGTAGGACCAGTTGCTCCTGCTGCTCCTGCTGCGCCAGTTGGACCGGTTGGACCGGTTGGACCGGTTGCTCCAGAACCTGCAGCCCCACCCTGTTCGGTGATGACCCAGTTAGTGCCGTCAGATACTAATACTGCCCAATCGCCATCAGCACCTGCAAGTATAGCAGTTCCAGCAGAACCTCCAATTAATGGAACTATGTTGCTAGATGCAGAGTTAACCGCTTGTGGCTGTATGGTATGGATGTATAATATTCTGCCAGTCCATGAGGAAGCAGCTGGCAAAGTCAACGTGCATGCTGAACCTGATTTATTGTTGATAATCCAATAATTAGAATCTGCAACTGTGTGGTCTGCCGTAATTGTTACTGGTGCCGAACCAGCATAATGACCGGTTGTCTTGAATCTGTTTGCTGTTGCATCTAATCCAAGTCCTGGAATTCTGAAGTTTGCAATGCTTGCGTTACCAACAGTTACTTCATTAGAAACTGTTGCAGATGTTGCTGCAGCTTGGTAACCAACAATGATATTATTTGAACCCGTTGTTAGGTCGTTGGTTCCTGATGAAGCTGCGTCTTTTCCAAGAATTACGTTTTGGTCACCAGAGGTCATTTGTTCGCCTGCAGCGTAACCAACTACTACGTTGTCATCTGCGTTAGTTCCGCTAAAGATTGCTCTATAACCAATACCGATACTTCTTGTTCCGCTAAATTGCGCAGATGCGATGGTACCTAGTGCATTTTCACCAATGGCAATGTTATCAGATGAGGTGGCTATACCACCACCTGCCTCATAGCCAATTGCAATATTTTTATCACCTGTTGTAATTCTATTTAATGCACTGGTGCCTATTGCTATATTGCCTTCTGCGCCAGTTTGTATGTTGAGTGCAGCTCTGTGTCCAACTGCAACAGTGTCATTTGGTGCTTCCGGATTAGCTGGTCCTGATTCTGAGCCAATAAAAACGTTTTGTGTACCGCTAGTTAAGCCTGAACCAGCAGCAAAGCCAACGCCAGTATTATTTGCGCCAGTTGTTCTATGTAAAGCAATGCGTCCTATTGCAACTTGGAAACCATTGGTGTTTGACGCTGTACTTTGACCCAATGCACCAAAGCCAATTGCAACTGCACTACCACCTGTTGTTACGTTCAGCCCGGCAGAACCGCCAATATATACAGCCTCTTGGGCGGTTGTTGCTCTTCCACCTGCATCAGTGCCTATAGCAACGCTCAAATCACTAGTTGCTACATCAAGTGCGGCATTGCCAATTGCAACGTTGTCACGTCCAGTTGTTAATGCATCGCCAGCTTTAAATCCAATACCAATATTGTTATTGCCAGACGTAACCGAATCAAGTGCATTTGCTCCAACTGCAACGTTATTGCTTCCAGTATTTATTGCGTTCAGTGCGTTAAAGCCAATTGCTACGTTATTAGAACCAGAAGGTCCCGTCCCATTCATTGCCGCTCTGCCAAAAGCGGTGTTGGCGTTAGTGCCTACTGTTCCTGTTGGACCTGTTTCTGCAAATCCTGGTATAGAACCAGTTGGGCCCGTAGCACCTGTGGGTCCAGTCGAACCCGTTGGTCCAGTAGGTCCTGTTACCGTTTGCGCTTCTAGTTTCCATGCTCCTGGTCCACCTGCGCTTACTGCACTAAAAACCCAGGTGTGGTCACCATCAGTAAATACCTGACCATCTACTGGTGAAACTGGAAAATCTATAACTGGCATTTATTTTACCTCAATCCAAGATATTGTTTTTTCGTCCCATTGATAATAATCTCTAGAACCCTCTGTAACATAAGGATATTCAACAGGAGGATTCCAAAAACACTTTTCTGTATCCAAAGTCCAGGACGCAAAAGGCTTAGGTGCAATGAACGCATCAAGCTCTTCGTCATACTTGTATCCTATTCCTGCGTAGTTCTTTCTTATTCTAGCATTGTAAGATGTTTGTTTCCAGCGCCCACCAAAAATATTATGACACCAATTTTCTCCGTCATGCTCAACGCTGTTGTCTATTACCAATACTCGTAAAACAATGTTGTCGTCGTCTAATTCTGCAAAGTGTGCCATTATGCTATTGTCAAACTTCCTGATGCGTTGAATGTCCAAATCGTATAAGAACCAGAAGTGCTTGAAGTTCCAACCGATGCGGTTATTGTTTTTCCTGTTGCGTCAGCCGTTAGATATCTCATTATTACAACTCCAGAACCAGCGTTAGCACCAATTCCAAGACTTCCAGAAAAACCACCGGTACGAAAACCGCCTCCACCTCCACCACCCGTATTGGCTGTGCCTGCACCTGCCACACCTGTTCCGCCAACTGGCGATGCTGCACCACCACCATCGGTAGCGTTTCCGTTGCCACCGGAACTCCAAATTGCTCCACCACCACCACCGCCTCTTCCAACTGAAGAACCAGTTATAGATGAAGAAACACCTGCGCCACCATCTCCGTCTTGGGCAGAAGATGCAGTTGTGCCATTTTTACCAACACCGCCAGCACCACCGCCACCGCCGCCTGAACCAGAAGAACCACCAGAACCACCACCATTACCACCAGCAAAACCTTGGTTTGCTGTTCCGGCTGCACCAGGATTTGTGGTTGCGTAGCCACCACCGCCACCAGAGCCGCCAACAGTTGGTGCAAAGGCTGTTGATGAGTTCGAACCACCTCTACCACCACCAGTTGAAGTTACTGTTGTTATACCTGTACCAGAAATACTGGAATTGCTTCCAGCAGTTGGAGGTGTACTTGTGTTTGTGCCGCCGGTACCACCAGCTCCTACGGTAATGGTATAAGTTCCATCTCCCATTGAAAGTGCTGTTTCTGCTGGTGCTCCACCACCAGAACTTTCTCCAGAAACAGAACAGCGATATCCGCCAGCGCCTCCACCTGCGGCTTCCCATCCTTGCGTATAAGAACATCCGCCTCCACCACCGCCTGCAATAACCAGATACTGTACTGAAAGTGGTTGTGATGAAATTTGGGATGCTTGATATCCAAGAGTAATATTAGGCATTAGGCTGTGGTGTCTCCTACTAATACATAGACATCAGTTCCCGTGCATACAAGAGATGCTCCAGAATATTGTGCTCTTAATTTTAGTCCTGGTGTTCCGTTAACAGTTGCGCCAGACGCAGAAACTGTTACTTGTCCTGCTCCCATTTGCAGGAGGTCTATTCTTTGACCTACAGACAAATCAAGTGAGCTATCAACGGTGATTGTTTTTGCCGTTCCCGATGTAACTGTTATAAGCTTACCAGCGTCTGCAGTTAAAAGAGTATAATTAACTGTTTTATCCTCAACGGTTTGCGCAAGAGCAAAACTTCCAGTGGCACCTGTTGGACCAACATTTGCATTTCCAAATTCTACCCATTGTGATGTATTACCGTCGTTGTAATAAATGTATGTACGGCCATCGGTTGTGTTGTACCAAACCAATCCATCAATACCATATGGTGCAGTCGGACCTGTGACTTCAAATTGTCCATCAGCACCTGTTGGTCCTGTTGGTCCTGTTGGGCCCGTAGCACCTGTGGCGCCTGTGGGACCAGTTGGGCCCGTGGCACCTGTTGCGCCTGTTGCTCCTGTTGGTCCAGTTGCTCCTGTAGGTCCGGTGTCACCTGTTGCACCAGTTGCTCCAGTGGGGCCTGTAGGTCCAGTGTCACCCGTTGCACCCGTGGCGCCAGTAGCACCAGTTGCTCCAGTGGGGCCTGTAGGTCCAGTATCACCCGTTGCACCCGTGGCGCCAGTAGCACCAGTTGCTCCAGTGGGGCCTGTAGGTCCAGTGTCACCCGTTGCACCTGTTGCGCCAGTGGCACCAGTGGCACCAGTGGCACCGGTTGCGCCAGTTGCTCCTGCTGCTCCTGCTGCGCCGGTTGCACCGGTTGGGCCAGTTGGACCAGTAACTGTAGAAGCTGCACCCGTAGCGCCCGTAGGACCGGTCGGACCTGTGGGTCCTGTTACGGTACTAGCTGCGCCAGTAGCACCTGTTGGGCCTGTTGGGCCTGTTGGGCCTGTGGCTCCAGTGGCGCCTGTTCCACCTGCACCCGTTGGGCCAGTGGGTCCTGTAGCGCCTGTGCTGCTTGCAGAACCCGCTGGTCCCGTAGGACCTGTAGGACCAGTTGGACCAGTTGTACCAGTGGGGCCCGTAGCATCAGTTAAATATGGTAGATTGTTCCAGTTGGTAGTGCCGTCACCAATCTTTACTCTACCTGTATCGTATTCGAATCCTAATTCGCCAGCAAGCAGTATCGGGTTAGCAGAAGTCCAGTTGGCTGCAGTGTCACGACGAACTTGTAGAATTACAGCCACTTAGAATCCTCTTCCTGGTTTACGGAAATCTCGTCTCGGCGCAAAATAAACATTGGCACAATTTGTAACACCTTCATTAGAATCAAAAGACTCACCCAAAACCACGGTAGAAGCACTCATTGCCGTGGTGTCTGCCCTAAGCAGATAATGAAACTGTATTGATGAAGCATTGCCGCCAGACACGACATCTTCTTGCTGGTGGTCCATGAGCAGCTGGTCTTGCTGCTTGTTGAGTTCACGCTTTAATGTATTGAATGCACGAACCAGGTTGGAGTTGCTTCTACCCTGTATGGATGAAGATTCAAATGCTCCCCAAACGGCTCTCACTCTTCATCCTCTATCTTGGTTATGTTTATTGTTGGTTGTTTCTTTTGCGTGATTTCAATTATCATGGCTTGCAACTCTTCGTCGGTTAATTCTTTGACTGAAGAAGTATTAATATTAACGGTCTGTGCTTGCTGCATTTGGCCGGTCGCCTTTAAATACAATTCGGCAGATTTAACATCACCAGAAATACCTTTAGCATACAAGGCATCCAATAGTGCTTGTGTTCTTTCGGGGCTTTGGGCCATGCCCTTGACGCCCAGCTCCCAGCGTTCTTTGAATATTTTATTTTTTTCCCAGACTCCTAAAGTATTGTAATGCACGTCGTTTAGTTCGGCCCATTCTTTCTTGGTGCCGGGGGTGCGGGTGTCTTCTGGGGTTAGCAGCCAGGCAAGGTAGGCTTCCTGGGTTTCGCTTAAAAACAATCTGGCGCTTCTAGACATGGGGCTCCTAAAAAAAGGTTCTCATATAAAGGGGAAAATTATTACATGGCGTTACTATTGTACCATGGACCAGGCATATGTTACAGGAGTGTTACAAGATTGTTACAATTGTGTAACTTTTTGTAAAAAAGACTTAATTTGGCAAAATGCATGATTACTAGATGCTATACTAGCGATTGCTCGAATGATTGAATCAACCATCAATGTTGAGATTGTTAATATTATCATCTCAAGATTGCTGGCAACCAATCATCCAAGCAATCATCTAAACAATCGAAGGAGATTAAAATGAAGTATACAGGCACAATAGTAAAAGAACCAATCGTACAAGAAAAAAAGGTTACCACAGCAATTAAATTAAAAGATGCTGAGAAACCAATCCAGGTTATTTTATTTCCTGGTTATCGTGATGCTGAAACCGTTGCCAATGTTAAAAGCTTTAATGTTGGGACTCAAGCAATCATTTACGGTAAAGAAGAGCGCAATCCTAAAACTAAAGAAATGCAGATTATTATCAACAAGGCATATGTTGCTGACAATAAGGGTTTTAGTAAGCAAGTCAATGTTGACCCAAAGTATGCCGTAGACCCAAACCTTGATTTTACGGCCGGCGGCAAATCATCATTTAATAATAAACTTATAACAATGTCAGAACCAAAAGAAGGCTGTAAGCAATATTACACAGACGGTGATTTCTACTGGTACGCTGGCGACACCACAAAGTGTCCAACATCATTCTAATGTTAACTTATAATCCGATAGACCGACATCGCACAGTCTGGAACTGGGCATATCAACACAATATCTTCAATGCCAAAGAACTAGAAGATATTAAACATGCCGTTGCATCTTTGCCCAAAGAAAAAGGTTTGACAGGTAATAAAAAGAAAGTTACCTCTCACCGCAAATCAACCATCAAATGGCTTTATGCAAACAATCCAGACACAAAATGGATACTAGACCGAGTCGGCCAAGAAATAATAAATTTAAACAATCTTTACTATAATTATGACTTATATGGATTTGATTCAATTCAATACACCACATACAAACCAAAAGATTATTATGATTGGCATATGGACACAATGGTGGGCTCAGGAGCCAGCGGACACCCGCCAAGAAAACTGTCAGCCACAGTTCTATTAAACGATGATTTTAAAGGTGGGCAATTTGAATTCTTCACGGGACAAAAAACTTCAAGCAATCCTGAAATGAAAGCAGGCACACTAATAATCTTTCCAAGCATGCTCATACACCGTGTAGCACCAGTGACAAGTGGTGTAAGAAATTCTTTGGTAGTCTGGGTGTTAGGACCTCAATTCAAATAGTTATATGCTATAATAGAGACGTCTTGGGATAGGCCCCAAGACTAGCTAGCAATGTTATCGAAAGAAAGACATAGGGCCCCCCGGCTTGCTAGTGAAGGTTAGATTAATAGTAACGGCAAAGGCTCAGGTGGAGTTCCTCCCCACCTGGGCTTTTGTTGTTCATACCCGAAACGGTAGCGTTAAGCATCCCGAAACAGTCGCCGGCAAAAAAAGGAAAATAAAATTATGCATAATGATGATATAGACAAAGAACATAACCTATATGACCCTGAACACCCAGAGTGGTATATCTACGACCCAGAGTTGCTAAACGCCTGGTACTGGGAAGAATTCATAAAGGAAATAAAAGAAAAACAATAGAGTATCTTTAAAATAAAGGGTGGGGGTATTTTAGATTTACCGTCTGTCCCTGCATAGTTTCAGTATCTTATGTGATTAGGTAGGATGGGGGGGGTGGGTGTGGGTGGCCTAGGGGTATATGTTATATGCTTATAGACTACGCATTGGACTAGATGAGGATGTGCAGTGGTGTGCCTACAGCTACAGGCCCTAGTGACACATGACACTATAGAATCTATGCACAGAAGTTGCATTGATAACTAAAAGATGTTACAATAGATGGTGTAAGGCCAGGACATTGGTAGGGTTGCGGGACCACGACCAGTGTTCTGGTCTTATTCTTTTATTATCCTTAACTTATCCTGTACGTTTAAGCATAGACCTTCCCCATTATACCCATATTGTATCAGAGTTTTACCCATTTGTCAACCCTAAATTGTTACAAAAATGTTACAATAAGGTTACAATACTTACTTTAATTTAAGTACCCTATATGAACAAAGTGGACTACCTATTTCTGTTTGCAGGCAGTGCATTGTTTAATATGAGGTTGTTTCCAGTGTTTGTAATTCCTTCTTACCAAGCATTTGTATTATTCCTTTGGTATTTATGCTTAATTGTTTTTTGCGGCGATTTGATTGTAATCATAAAATATGTGACCAGAAGTTGTGGTTCTTGCTGGATTGTGTTACTATGTATGTGTCAGCAATAACGCTGACCAAAACCGGAGGATATTAAAATGAATACACAAGAAATGCAATTCGTTGATTATGATTATTGGCATTATTTAAAACATCTTTTGATTGCGGGCCAATCCGACAAACCAATCCCTGAACATGAACAGGCGATGCTTAAAGGTTTGTTGACCGTGGACGAATGTTTCTTTCTTGAAATGTTGTGCCATGACTAAAAAGAAAAAGAAGACTGTTAAGTTTACAAAGAAGTCCCTTACTATTTGTCCTAGTTGCGGCAAACCTAAATTAAAGGATGATGCCGCAATAACAGGAGAACAAATGGCCAGAGTAAACGAAAACATCTCTGCGCACGACATGGAAGGATTGGTGATGAAATGATGGAACGGATGGAATGACCCGTTGACGTTCGGGCAGCTCATGAGCCTGCTTGCTGGATGGCTGCTGGGTAAATCGGTCTACTCGTATTTTGAATACAGACAATGGAAAAAGCATAATGAGCAATTATCTAAACATTAACGTTCCGTATTTTTATGCGGGCATGGACACAGCGTTCTTGTACGACGAAGACCCGTCACCAACTAACGAACGAATTCCCGTAGAAGTATTTATGTACACTTCAATACCGCAACGCTGCGGGCTATTCAGCGTCATGACCGAGTACGGTAGCCAGCATGCAAGAGTGCCAATCCAATATTTGACAAGCCTGTGGGTTGATACGCCCACTGCCTATCCGCTTGACTGGATACAGCTGTGGGATTCTGTGGGCTACAACGTGTCGTGCAACATCATCGATTACTGCAAGAACCGTGGCGCCATGATATGGTTGAAAGACCACAGCCAACACAAGGCCAGGTACATGTTCACACTCGACTGGTGCCTTGGCGCACAATACACGTCAGGCTACGGCGAGTATGCTGCAGGCCACAAGTGTGGTCATGTGTTCGAAGGTGAGGGTGGACAGTTCTTTATACAGCCAAACAACCGTATCTTGTGGATGGATGGTGGTTCGTGGATAACAAAGAAACTGGAGAAACCAGACTGGAAGATATTCTCACGTGAGTTCTCCTGTGAGCACACGGGTTCACGTTGGGTTTCAGAATCAGATGATGAACTTTACTTCTATACTTTCAAGGAGAGAGAATGAAAGTAGCCGTAGTATCAATCATGAAGAACGAAGAAAAGTTCATTCGTCGTTGGGCTGAATCATGTGCTGATGCCGATTACCGTATCCTATTGGATACAGGCTCAACAGACAATGCTGTGGCCCTAGCCAAAGAACTTGGTATCATCGTACACGAACAGGTCATCAACCCTTGGCACTTTGCCAAAGCTCGTAATCATCTATTGGATTTGATTCCTGATGATGTTGATTGGATTATTAATTTGGATGTTGATGAATTGTTGGGGCGCGGCTGGCGTAAAGCTTTGGAAGCTGTGCCTACCGATGGTTCTGTCAATCGTCCACGCTATTTGTACACGTGGAACTGGGAAGAATTCGTACATGATGACGATGGCATCGTTGATGAGTGGGCAACCATTGAGCGTGGCAAGCCAGGATTGCAGTATCATGGTGACAAGATAACCGCTCGATTCAGCCACCGCTGGAAGCATCCAGTGCATGAAGTTAACATAACCCAAGAAGGTTTTCAGGAACGTCAGGCGTTCTGTGACGTACGCATTTACCACTTTGCTGACAACACCAAGAGTCGTGGTTCGTATCTTCCATTGCTGATACAAGCAGTTGAAGAAGACCCAGAAGATGATAGAAATACTTATTATTGCGCCAGAGAATTATATTATTATGGTCGCAATGAAGAAGCAATAAAGTTGTTCAAGCGCCACCTGGTTATGGAAAGAAGTACTTGGGCACCAGAGCGTGGATTCTCCATGCGCTATTTAGCTAAGATGCTTCCTGATAGCGCTGAGCATTGGTTGTTGCGCGCTTGTGCAGAGTATCCATGGGGAAGAGAACCATGGTTGGAGCTGGCACAATATTATTATAAAAACAATGATTGGATTCCATGCTTGATGGCTGCTGACAGAGCCTTGAGACTAAAAGATAGAGGTCAACTGTATCTAACTGAGGCTTGGGCTTGGGGTTGGATGGGTCATGACCTGGCTGCTTTGGCTTGCTATCGCTTAGGATTGCACGAACGTGCCCTACAGCACGGACTGGATGCCCTGGAGCATGCACCAAATGATGAAAGATTAATTAAAAATATGTTTTGGTATAGAAACGCCACAAGCTCAGCTACGGTGGTTATCCCTACCAAATCCAACAAGTCGGGCCTAACACGCCTCATAAGCGTTCTAATGGGCTCTGAGAAGGTCTCTAAAATCGTTGTGGTGGTGGACGGACACGAATCAGCTGATGTGGTGGCTGGTATACCCGACTCTGTTATAAAGATATACGTACCCCGTGGCGTGGGCATTCATCACATGTGGAATGCAGGAATGGCTTTGGCGAAGGAAAACCATGTCTTGTTCCTCAACGACGACGTAACCATTGATAAGGGGACCGTTGCGGGTCTGGTTGCAGCTCTCGATGAGGACCCACGCTTGGGGCTTGTATGCCCTAACTACAGTGGTGTAGGCGAGGTGGATGTAATTACCCACAGCACGTGCCGTGGTAGATACGATGGCACTGGTGGCATGGCTGGCTTTGCCATGATGCTGGCATCTGACCTGGCTCAATCATGGTCGTTTGATGAACGCATGAAGTGGTGGTATGGTGACGATGATTTGGTCAATTGGGTGAATGCGCAAGGGCGCATGTGTCTGATAACCAACAAGGCCAAGTGTCATCACGCACACTCGCAAACAGTGGACAAAGACCCGCCAAAGAACTTTGCTAAAACAGTAAATAATGATAAAAAAATATTTGAAGAGAAATGGAGTAAGTAATGCACGGAGCAGCACATGATTGGGTGTTCCAATCGTTTCACAATTGGCGTCAAGACAAAGAGAACCTTGACGTGTTGGACATCGGTTCGTTGAACATCAACGGTTCGGCAAGAGATGTAATAGAACAGTTCTCCAAAACATACCACGGCATTGACATGCAGTCTGGTCCTGGTGTTGACGAAGTTATTAACGCCTCTGTTTATATCAAGCCCAATAGTTTTGATGTCATTGTTTGTTGCGAGGTTTTCGAACACACGCCAGTATGGCAGGATATCATTTACAATGCGTCAGAAAGCCTGCGTAAAGGCGGCTTGTTCATTGCCACCATGGGTGGTGAGACGCGCCCACCACACTCTGGTGTGCACGGCAATGCACCATACGAATGGGAGCATTACGCAAACATCGGTGAATGGCAACTGCGTCAGACACTAAAGAAACATTTCGGTAAGTTTGAAACATCTTTCATAAAGCCGATGGTGCACGCAGATTTGAGATGCTGGGCTATCAAGTGATAGCGTCCATCATCATCACCAGCTACAACGGCGCTCGATATCTGGACAAAGCTATTTTGTCCTGCACCAAACAAAGATTTCCAGAAGATAAATTTGAAATCATCGTGGCTGATGACAATTCATCGGAACCAGAGGTACGCGACGTATTAAAGTACTATCACGCCAAGTTTCCAAACTTTAAATACTTTGTGTCGGATGTATCAGAAGAAGACAGATACAAAACCGCACGATACGCCACGCAAATCAACACCGCCGTCAAAGAATATTCAAAGGGCAAATACTTGTTTTATCTGCCCCATGACGATTACTTTTATCCTCATAAACTTATCATGCATGTGCGACAGATGGAAAGATTAAACCAAGCTGTAACCTATTCCGGTCAAGACATGTTTGCCGAGGATGGCACACCGCTTGGTACGCGTTATGACGGCGTGATTGGTAAAGACTTCATGGGTGCCAAACAACTGTCCAATGGCTTTAATATCCTTGACCACAGCCAGGTATGCACCAGACGTGATGCGTTCAATGCGGTTATGGGCTGGCCTGATAACCCCGAATATTGGTCGGGGGCAGACGCTTACTTTTGGGTAAGATTGTCTCAAGCTGGCTTTGTCTTTAATCCTGTGACCTGCACGCTAGGAGCCAAGGTGTACCGTCAAAACGGAGTACAAAACACCATATATGGTGGTAGAATATTAAAATATGTAAGTAATGAAACAGCTTTATAATAGGGAGACTTTTGTGTATTACGATAAGTTAGAAGAAACAGATAAGGCCATCGAAGATATTTTACAATGGCGTGACGCTCAAATTAAAATGGTTGGGCGTATATCTAATCTTATGTTAGAATTAACATTAAAACAATTAGGGGATACCATACCCCAGCAAGTAAAGGAGAGACGCCGTGGCAGACCAAACGATAATCGCCCAGACATCAGCTAAGGTGGCAGCCGAATTGGTTGTGGCAACGCAGCCAAGAAACATAGAGGATGCCCTGGAGGCATACGATAGGGCGTTTGTTCACGTGTTGAACAGTATTACTTTTGCGGGCAACAAGAAAGACAAGTTGACCAAGGGTGGTAGACAAGTGCCTATCATCAGCCAAGAAGAGATTCAGATGCGCCTAAACCAGAAGCTTCAAGCTGGTACAGCCGTAACGAGTAACCTAATTACATTCTAGTGTCAAGCTTCTTTAAGAAGCTGTGGAGGATTACGGCTGGTCTTTCGTTTACTTTTGCTGGTTCTACTGTACTATTAATTACGTTGAGTGGCGACACTCAAGAGATGGCGGCCATCGCAACCGCATGCGCCATCTTCGTGCATTATGTGCATGAGTTAACAAAAGGAGATTGACATGCCAACAAAAAAGACCGAGGGCTACCAGCCTTCTCACGACATAGAATACACCGCAAGGCGAAGAATAAACTGGAAGAATGATTTGGCCGTTGGCAGGCAACGGGGAAAAGATTGTAGAAGGTTTCTTGCAGTGCCTGGACAAGTCCTTGTTCGAAGTAAAGTACGACCAGTATCGCAATCGGCAGGATGGTCGTAGAGATTGAACAGAATCCTGGTGGCAAGGGCTGGAAACCGTCGGGGCTTATGACCACCAAGGCCAGATGGTGGATATACGTATTTTCTCCACAGGCATTCGTTGCCGTTGAGGTGGAGAGGTTGAAGAAATACTTAGAGATTAATAATAAGATTGAAAAGAAGGAGTTTGCCAAGAATTCCAGCAACTCCACTCGTGGCTATCTATTGTTTCCGGAGGACGTCTCTAAGCTCCTATCATCGGAGCTTTACGATGTGGTACATAAAAGCTAAGGATACTTTTACTATTAGCCGTAAAGAAATACCTGTACCTCTTGCTGAAATAACGCAAATGCGCGACCCGGCGCAACCAAAGACGTTCATACAGGCCTTGATGCAGGCCGCACCAAATGAAGACGAAATATACTCAGAAGACCTTGGCAATCCAGTTAGAGAAGCAATACTTGATTGCATGGACCTGTTGTCGGAGCAGGACAAGTTTATACTTGACGCAATTTATTGGGAACAGATAACGTACGTGGAGCTGGCAAAAAGGTTGCGGAGTCTCCACGCCGCACGCATGGAGGCTTACCGGAGCCGCCGAGCAAAACCTAAAGGAGCTGTTACTGATGAATACCACGCTGAGAGATTATATTTTAGATGCCCAGTGAACATTGGTATCGTAGGATATTTTCGGAAGAAGAAATGGAAGAACTAACTTTGTCTTCTGAAAAGATTATCTACGATTCGGAACACGGCATCAATTTAAACATTGGTTTGTCCAACGATATGTGTGTTGATTTGATTGAGGCGTGGGGCAAGAGCCACAACGGTGACCTTGGCGCCCAGTTGCACATGCTTCATTTCATAGAAGGCTTTGTAAATTATTTGAAAGATTATCTGAAAAATGAGGGCATACCGTTTGAAGATTACGAATAATGCTGATATAATTATTGTATGACTAAGAAAAGAAGAAGCGGCAAGATAGCCGGTCAACCCAAGATGAAGGTGTGGTTTCCTTTGGCGCCCTTGGTTGATTTACTGTGGAGACCAAGGACCGAAGCTGGTTTCATTGAAATGTGTAGGCGTTTAAACGTGGGTAGCGGAAACTTTAGAAAAATGGTAGATAAACCAGGACACCTGATACGTGAAACAAGCGCAGACAGATACGCAATAAGGGCACGGTTACCATCCCTGCATGATATGGCCCGATTGGTTTGACGAAGAACCAGTGGGTGGTTCAAACCCTAAGTTCAAGAGCAAACATAATTACAACAAGACTAGCCAGAAGAGACGACCGCGCGCCAAGGCACAAGGCCATATCGTTTATACAGATACTGAGCAACCTTAAGATTACAATCTAGTTCCAATAAAGAATCAAGTCCGCCCCTTGCATAGGAGGCGGACTGTTTCTTTGTGTACCGAGTTTATCTGTAGCAATCCTCGGTCAATGGTTTTGTTCTTGTTCAGAGTCCAGATGACCTTGCCGTTCTTGTCGAAGCGGGCATTGATTGCTTTTGGATTGCAACCTGATTCTCTTTTGGCTATGTACAAGAATTCTTTTACGGGCAGTTTATATTTTTCTAAATGCGGCACCAACCACGCACAAGGGTCTTTGCCCTGTGCGGGTACAGCGCTTCCAAACAGGAGCGCTAACGTAAAGATGAAAAAACGAATCAGCCTTAAGCTTCTGGATTTGGTTTTGGTTTTGACGACTCAAGTACATACTTAGAAAATTCAGTTAAGTCATTGGCCATATGGTTTATTGCCTGTTGGTATTCTTCTTTTTCCTCAACTGTTAACTTTTTTCCTCTTCCAGCTTTTGTCAGAGCCCTGCCAAGTGTTGCCGCAATTTTATCTGACTCAGTTGTATCGTCGCCTGCTCGTAAGATGGGTTTAAACCAACCAGTATCAGCTACTTCTTTTTTGCCTTCACGATTTGGCACTTCTACTTGAAATCTTATTTTATTCGTTACCTTATCATATTGAAGATATGCTTTTCCTCCAATATTATTTGCTATAAAAGATGATGGATACCTTCTTGTTATAACGTCTCTATCATCAGCTAGAGAAAAAGCACCTATTTCACTAGTATCAACCGGAGGCGGAGCAGGTACTGGAGGAGGAGGAGGAGTTGACTGGGCTTTTGTAAAAGCTTTACCAAGTGGCGTATTTTTGTAACTAAATTTATCCATTGTTGTCTGTACCTTTCTTTGACTTCTTGTCGACCGCACGAAACACTTCATTAATCTCAGAGTTGGTCAATTTACCATCGTCCAAGAATGCACGGGACAAGCCTTCTATCACTACTGCTACGCCACCGATGCCAGCCATCATGATGGCCTTCCACAGTGGCACGCCTGCTATTGCACCAGCGCCAACCACCGACAGACCGGAAGCTGCAAAGGTTGCAACGATTCTTAATAATATGTTTTGTAGTTGGCTCATATTATCTTTCTCCTCTTCTAATTTCTTCTAATCTTGTTAATATATCATATTCATCTGCGCGGCGATTAGCTTCTCTAGCTTCTTGATAAGGTTCGAGATTTCGAACTGGTGCACCTAAAAAGCTAAGCAGTGTGCTTACGTTTTGTGATTGAGATGGTTCTGTTATGCCCTGTTGTTCTGTCAAAAATGCTGGGGTACCAGTGCGCGTAGCGTCTCTGATAAACTCTGCTACAGTATCTTCATTAACTAATTCTGCTGCTGCTGCGCCAGCTCTTCCATAACGCTGCATGACGGGTGCAAGAATGGTAAAGTTTTTGACCAAATATTTACGCAGCTTTGCGTCCGCTTCAGGGTCAAACTCTTTGTTGGCAATCTGTTCTTTTCTAAACGCATCGTAATTAAGCCATACTTCAAGTGGCGTTTTAATCATTGGATTCAATGACGCAAGCAGTCCGGCTGGAGAAGTAAATGCCCCAAGGTCTTCAGACAAACCAGTCAAACCAATGTCTGGCATCAGGTAAGAAGAACCACCAAGATTGAACGGTGCTTTGAATGCGCCTGCGTTTTGCATCCACACTGGCATGTAATCTGATTCGCCTTCTTCGTCTCTCAGTGCATTGGTAACCTTTTTATAAAGAATATATGCTTTTGGATTGGTCGTCATTATTTCCACCATCAACGGTGTTGCACGGCTCATCCACATCCAGAATGGTATGATTTGTTTTAATACTTCGTCTGCTCTTGATATGTCAGAATAATCGATAAGATATTTTGCTGTGCGGGCAGCCGCTTGTTCTGCAGACAATCCCTTCTTTATTCCATCGTAGGTCAAAGCAAAACGTGTATAGTTTTCAATGCCTTGACCAGCTTGACGAGACCATGTTAAAGGAGTTCCAAGTATTTCTGATGCGCGATTGGCAGCCGTTCCACCAGTCACACCAAGACCCTTAAAGCCTCTGCCTGCTCCAGAGAATACTTCTTCCACTCTACCAAAGCCAGCAACGCCTACGTTTTCAAGTGCGGTAGTAATTGCATTTACTCTTGCTGGTGACGCATCTGGATATGTTTTGCTGACAAATTCGCCAATTGTAACAACTGTTATTGGTACACCTTCAGCGGCTTCAAACGCTCCTGTGACTCGTTCTCCTCTAATAAATCTTAAATACGCGTTATAAACTTCTCCTGCTTCAAGAACATTGCGCATGTCTGCGCCCGCTGCTGCCATAAAGAATGCGTTTGAATATGCATTGCGAACGTGGAATCCTGGAGTAGCGGTCACCCAACCTTTGAATGTTCTATTAAACCAACCTAAATATTTGTTGAATGCACGCAAGAATACTGGGTCTTCTAATCTTCTAAAGTTTTGCACTAAAGCAGTGAGCTCTTGACGCGCTTGAATACCTGGCAAAACCTTTCTATTTAACTCTGCAAATCCATCATCAAGTATTGTTCTTACTCTAGCAAAATCAGACAAAGGACGGAACGCAATTGCATTCGCTACACCCCTTGCTTCCGCAGCAACCAAGTCGGCCAACGCTATTGCTTCTGTTGTCAAAACTCCACCAAGAGTCGGCGGAACTGCATCGGCTATATCGCCCAATGCGTTTGTTGCAGCACGAACGCTTTCTAAAGCTTTTTCTATGTCGGCAGACATCAACGGTGCATCACCTAAGCTAACGGTGGTTTTTAAATCGCTTAACTGAGCAACAACATTGTCAAGCACAGCGGTGGCTTCGGGTATCGTATTTATTTTTGCTATTGCCACTGGAGAAAGAGCAGCTTCAACATCGTCGACCAATGTTCCAACGAAAGGCGCATCCGCGTATTCTGCAAGTTCGCCAGCTTTTATTACACCAGGCCCTTTGCCCATAAGTTCTTTGTTTATTGTTGTCAAAAACGCAATGTCTGATGCAATGTTGTCAATTTGATTAGCCATGGCTTCACCAGCATCTACGGCAAACCAATCAAAATCAATTCCTTTTTGTTTTCTTATTATTTCATTAAGGCGCTTTGTTCCAAGAGCCATGTCCGTTGGGGTAAGCTTATATGTTCCAATGAATTTTCCAGCCTCAAGTCTACGAGGCGTACTTAAACTTCCTAACATTGTCCTATCAAAACCCATAAGTTCGTCATATTCTTTGGATTTTGTTTTTCTTAAAAAATCTCTAGCTTTATCGCTCAACACGTGAGGAAAGAAATTTGGGTTGTAGGGCAGGCTCTGTAGTCTTTCTGGAGGGACACCTACGCGCAATTGAATTTCTTTATATACGTCGTCTGCTTTTGTCCATACGGCATCCAATGATGCCCTGTATCTTTTTGCAAATTCAAATTCTTGTTCGGATATTGGACGCCCAATTTTTGCGCTGGCACTTTCTGCAGTATCTGCAGCAACTGATACTCCACCTCTGGTTGTATCATATAAATTTATTCTTGGGTCTACAACTAAATCTTCTACAGTTCTAGTATATATTCTATCGGCTGTTCTTGAAAACGCCGGTGACGCAACGAAATCTAACTGCTGCGTTACTTCGGCAAGGGATTGTCTATATAATCTATCAACAGCAATATTTCTTACGGCTGCTTTTGCTGCGTCTCCTGTTAATTGACCGGTGCGAAGTTGCGAACGCAATTTGACAATGTCTGCCTCTCCGGCAACACCTTTCTTGCCCAATGGAGTAGCCCATTCAATGAATGCTCTACCTGGTTCGCTTCTAACAAACCCAGTTTCAAGAAAACCTTCTATTCCTCTTGCGTCAGTCAACGCACGTCCACTGCCGATTCTTACTCCTCTAGCAGCAGTGCCGAACATGTTTGAAACACTCTCTAAAAATACTGGAGTTTTTACCTTACCAATTCCAAGACGAAAACCACCTTTGGTGTAGAGAACATCTGTTGCTGGTCCGCGAATACCCCCGTAACCTTTATTTATAATATCATCTAGTGCACCTGGAGTTTTGTTTAACAAATCATCCAATGCTTGTACGCGACGAAGTTCGATTGGACTTAACTTCAATGTACCTGCCGCCACATCGTCTAATGTTTTTGCTGCTATTTCTGCTACTTCTACGGCAGTGGCGGCTACTTCTTCGCGACTACGTGCCCCGTACACTCTGCGAGGGCCACGGCTTCTAGCATAGTCTTCTGCGTTTCTAAACAATACATCTGGATTGGCTTCTTCTAGTTCAACTGCTTTAGTTGCTTTTGCAACTTTGCTTTCTGCTTTTGTTACGTTTGTTGCAGCTGCGCGAATGGCATCTGGTCCTACAAGATTTTCTGCTGCTTTTTTAGTGATGTCGTCTGCTTCAGCTTTTGCTATTCTTAATGCTTCTTCAGCTGCAAGTCTTTTTGCGCCAGCCTTTGTAAGAGCTTCGCCAGTTTCTGTTACAGACTTTTTTATTGCGCCAGCAGCAACATTTTTTAAAAAACCTTTACTTATTCCAACACCACCACCGCTTAAGTATGTTGTTGGCATTGCAAAAATATCTAACGCAAGAGCCAACGCTGGATTGTCTACGACTTGACGGTAACCCCTTTGCTCTTGTGAGCCTTGAAACAATTCTGTTTTACGAGGTTGGTTTCTAAGTGCACGACCAACTTCTGTTACAATACCCTTGTCTCCAATTGGGTCTCTAAAAGAACCAACATCTATTGGTTTACCCTCAGTTGCATTTTGTATTTGATTTATGACACCAGGTATGAATTGTTCAATTTCAAGAACTTTATCTACTGCATAAAATGGTAAATAAACAGGACGTATGCTTGTGCCTGGAATCTTAAAATTAAGTACAGAGTTGGCTGCACCAAAAACTCCACCGATAATACCTTTGTCAACTTCTTCTAATTTTTCTGGTTGAACTCCTGCAACTATGGCATTTGCTCTTGAATCTTGTGCTCTTGTTATAGCATCAAGTCTGTCAACATCACCAGTTCCAACAGTGCTTGTTATTGTTTTTGTTCCACCTGGAACTATGTTTAAAAAATTACTTACTTTATTTGGTTGAGTAGTTGTAGTAATTTTTGTTTGCGGAACAGTTGTTGTGGTAACTGTTGGTGTAGTTGCACCAATACCTTTTAAAAAGTTACTTTGCTTTTTGGGCGTCGTCGTATCAACTGGTGGTTGTGGAGGAGTATTAATTGGTTTAGGAGGCATTATGGTAAAGTAGTTTTGCCCTTGAGATTTTCTCTTACTTTTACTTCAACAAAGAATGGAGTAGCTTTACTGCCAGACAATGATTTAAATATGGCATCGTCTATTGGTTGCTGAGAAATCTGTCTTCCTTGTTGTATTGCCATTCTTTCTGCCCTGTCTGCTGTTATTGAACCTGGTCTAAAACCTTGTGGAAGTTGCTGTTGCATCTTTCCTACAGCCTCAAGCACTTTGCTTCTAACTGTTTCAGCTTGGGGATTAGTTTTAAAGTCAATTGTTCCTTGAGTCAAATTAGTTGTTGTTCCATACTTTAGATTTGGATGTGGAAGATTTGCTTTATAATATTTATCATTTGAAAGAAATGTTTTTGCGGCATTCGCTTGTTTTCCGTAATCAGTATAAAGACTATTGACTTGATTTATTGCATCTTGTTCAGTTAAATTACCAAATACTGCTATTCTATTTGGTGCATCTTTCCAAGCTGCTCTTACACCAACAATTGCATCAGCTAATGGAACCCCATCTTCAATGTCTTTTATAATTGTTTGTATTGCTAGGTTACTGCTTTGTTTTGCTTTGTTAAAAGCTGGCGAAGCCTTTGACACTATATCATTATATTTTTGTTGACCATATGTCCCAATAATATAATTGGGCAAATCTGCATCCGTCAAATTAGTTTGTGGTCTCCACATGTTTGGAAACTGTGCAGCTGCATAAGCGCCAAGCTCCGAGTCAAATGCATCTTGTATGTCTTGTGGCTTTAAACCTGGACGAGCAGCAATGAATTGTTTTTCAAAAGCTGCCGCACGTTCTGGTGATGCACCAGCTGCAATTAGTCTTTGTGTAATTCTAGCCATTATTCGTATCCCATCAATGGAAAGTTAGTTGCCGGAGCAGACTGTGCTGACCTAATTGCTGCACCAATATTGGGGAATTCTCTTTCAATCTTGTTGATTCCTGCATTTGGATTGGCTGCAATAAAGTTTTCAATTCTATTGGCGAGTCTGTCATTACCTGCAGCTTCAGCTTGTGCCAATCTTGCGGCAAGTGCGTCAATTGGTTTTACTGGAGCAGGAGTAGCACCGCCAGGAACAGCACCACCACCGGTTTCAGTTCCGCCAGTTCCGCCTGTGCCGCCAGTTCCACCCGTACCGCCTGTGCCGCCAGTTCCACCTGTGCCGCCAGTTCCGCCTGTGCCGCCAATTCCGCTTGCGGGAATCAAACCAGTTGCCAAAAGGGCTGCTATGGCGTCTTCGATAGCCTGGTTACGGGCAGCTGCTTCGCGTTGTGCAAGCAGTCTGGCATTGGCTATTCTGCTGCGCAACTCCGCCAAGGCAGACAATCTCGACTGCTCTAAACCAGAAGTTGCAGCACCATAAATATTTTGCAACGTTGCAAGCTGTGTAGCAAGCCCCATTTCTGCTTCTCTTTGACGCGAACCCTGTGCCGCTTGTTCTTGTGCAGCAAGCACGTTCAATAATTGATTGTAATTTGATGCGCCGCCAGCTGCCTGGATGTTGGCCAGGGTTGCTGCTTCTTGTGCGGCGGCTGGGCTTACTCCCTGTGCTGCCATGTATTGGCCAAGACCACTTTGGGTAATCGTTGGCACGGCGCGTTGAGCTTGTGCAAATGCGGTAGGCGGTGTTCTAGCAAGATAATTCATCAAGTTAGAAAAACCCGTTTGTGTCAATCCTCTCGATGCCGTTTCACGGGCCTGTAATTGCTTCAACAATTCTGCGGCTTGTCCTTGTATAAAGTCTTCGCCTTCTTTTGCCTGCAAATCTATGTTGCCAGATATTTCTTTTGGTATACCTGCACCAAGTAAACCCTGCAAATATGTTTTTTGTGCTGCTGCGCCCTGCTGTTGTCTGGCTAAAGCTGCTGCTGCAAGGTCTTGCTCTTCTCTAAACTTAAATGCATCTAACTTAATTTTATTAAAAGCAGCTAGTGCTCTAGCTTGATTTGTTGCAGCATTTCTTTCAGCTGCTCTAGCCAATGCATCGTAATAAGAACGAGGTACACTTGAGCCACCACCAGTTCTGGTTGATGTTAATTCTGGACCTGCGCCGATGCCAGAAGCCCAGTTGACACCGGCCAACGCCTCATTCAATATATCTTCCCAAGATTGTCCTGTATTACCAGAACCAGACATAATTACAGCCATATTTAACCTACCTTAAATTTAATAATGCTTGTGCGTCTTCTGCTATTTGTCTAGCTTTGGTTCTTTCCAAGTCAGCCAAACCAGACTCTAAACCCTGCTGTAATTGTGTTCCAGTAAGGTCAAACCCTCTTAACGAACTAGCCAGGTCTTCTCTAGCATAACCCAGTCCACGCTCTCTTTGCCTGGCGTAGTTTTCTAGAGCCTGTTTGTAAACACCAGAACGAGTGTTCATACCCTGCAGCCCTCTACGACCATAAGAAGCGGTTAATTTAGGAACCTGACCCAAGCCACCAGATGCGGTTCTACCAAAGGCGGCTTCTTCCATTTGCAGTATGGGTCTTTGACCACGAACCTCAGCCAAATAACGATTATAAGCATTCATGGCAGCTTGTTGAGCATATTGATTAAATAAACTTCTTCTTGCCGCTTCGTATATTGCTGGGTCAAATGCCATAAAACTCTCCTATATTAAAGGCTAAATCTTTACTTAAATGTGTCGTAGATACGGACATTTATCTTTATTTCTTGTCCATGTTGTTGAAATCGTATATCTGGTCTTATTTTTAATTTGAGTTACCCCATGCAGGTGGTCAAATCCGGCATCATGCGCATAAATCATACCTTGTTTTGGTGTAACAAGTTTATTATAAAAAGGATAGAATGGCTCTCCACCTTCATAATCATCATTTAAAAACACAACACATCCAGCAACTCTGTCTAAACCATGAACCTCGTCTATATGGGCCATTTGCCAACTTCCTACAGGCCATCTTACGATTCCCATTTGGTCTGCCCATACTTCTTCTTTAAAAGAATCTGATATAAATTCTTTAATTTTATAATAAATATTTTTACAAAAATCCATAATATCTGCTCTGTCCGCGTTTATTGCCATCCTATCAAAGAATGGAAGATTTCTATCAACCCAAAATGGTATTGTTTCAATCAACCAAGTTTTAGAACAATTTGCTAATTCTATTAAATATTCTGATTCTTGTTTTGTTAATATGTTTTCTTGCGAAAAAGACCTAAACTCACCTAACTCTTCTTGCTTTTTATAACCATATGGAAAATGTTCTACTGGTATTTCAGTATAAGTTTTTGGTTTGTTTGTTTCAATATCTACAAACTTTATAAATTGATTGTACTCATGGCTATTAATATCAGTAAAATCAAACATCTTTGCTGCAGGTTTAGGTGGCAATTGAACACGTTCTTTGCCCCATTTGCCTATTGGACATTCTGCATCGAGTAACTTTGTTTTAAAGTTCATAAAACATCCACACTGCTTGCACTGTTTGGTTGCCTTAATTAATTCAGGACAATCCATACATAGTGACATGCGTGTGTTTTCTATGTCTTCTGACACTTTTGGAACATTGGGATTTAAAACATCCCAAGGGCGTGTGTCGCCTAATTTTTCTTTGTATTTTTGCCATACCGTGGTCATGGTTTTACGAACTCTCCGTTTACGTATCTGTCGCCCCACGTGACGTTCTTGCCCTGATTGACCTGCACAATTATTGGTTCTGATTGCAAGGCGGCGATAAAACGCTCGTTATTGGGCGGAATCTTGATTATTTCCGCAACCTCACCGTCGCAGATAAAGGCAAATGTCACCAACGTTGACGGGTCTATTTGGTTAGTTATTGATTGTTGCATATTGCTCCTTCAAACAATTTGATTTTTACACGGGGCAGACGTTATCGCCAAAGCACAGCAGGAACAAACCGTACACGCAGCAACCGTCGCTTGACACGTATGCCGCCCATTGACCGATTGTTGGACCGCAAATTTCTGGTATGCACTGTTCGTACTGGTATTGATAGACCCATATTGGGTTGCTCAACGGGTCTCCGTACGATGCACAGTTGACACCGGCGCACGGATTGACTGGTGGCGGTGGCGGCGGCTCGGGTGGCGGCGGTGGCGGCGGTGGCGGCGGCGGTGGCGGTGGTGGC